CTATAAGCATGGTGTAAAAAAAGTTATCTCTAACACTAGATTTGTTATTGCTGGATGGTATAAAATAAATAATTAAATATTATGGCTATTACAAGAGGACAAATCCCAAGTTTACTAGAACCTGGTTTAGGCAGAGGTTGGGGTAAAAAAACAAGAAAAGAATTTGCAGTAAAAACTAAACCAATAAAGGGTTTAAGTTCTTATTATTCAGATCTATACAAAACACCAAAAACAAAAAAAACCAAGGTCTAGAAACCATTAATCTAAAATGGTACAATAAACTACATTGTACAATTTAAAAAGAGCTTAGACACTATGACTAAATTATGTGCTAGGGGCAAAGCCGCGGCTAAAAGAAAATTTCGAGTATATCCTTCAGCATATGCTAATGCTTATGCTAGTAAGATATGTGCTGGTAAAATTAAAGACCCAAGTGGTGTAAAAAGAAAAGATTTTAAGGGACCTAAGCCAGCTGGTAAGGTTGTTGGTGGTGAGGCTAAAATTAAAAAAGTTATAGGTGGTTTGAAAAAAGCATCTAAATCACATGCAGCTCAAGCTAAAACTTTACAATCAGTTGTAAAAGCTTCTGATGGACAATTTGCACAAAAATTACAATCTTACGATGGTAGCTATATGAGAGGCGATTTAGCTGGTCATAAGGTATCAAATAAAAGTTTAACAAATTATTATAAAGGAATGATCGATGGCTAAAAAAGCAAAAGATGTTTTAAAAAAATATAAGAAAAAAGAAAAAAAATTTGATAATCCTTTTGATGCAAGAAAATATGGGGATGATATTGATGCAGCTAATTACAGAGAACAAAAATCTATTGAAGCTAAGGGCATGATGTGTGGTGGAGAAGCCAGAGGTGGTGGAGCAGCGATAAGAGGTAAAGGTTTCAAAGGAGTATTTTAATGGGTAAGAAAGCGTCAACTTTAGATTATAGAACTTTAAAAAGTGATAAAGAAGTAAGACCTTACGACCCTAAAGATAAAAAACAAAAGAAAATTACAGACGAACAAAATCCTGTTTCATTGTATAACGAACAAACAAAAAAATTAGTCTACACCGAAGCAAGAGGTGGTGGTTTAGCTATTAGAGGCAAAGGTTTTAAAGGCGTATTTTAATGAGTCTTAAAAAATGGTTTAACGAAAAATGGGTAGATATAGGATCACCCAAAAAAGGAGGAGGGTATAAAGAATGTGGAAGAAAATCTGCAAGTGGATCAAAAAGAAAGTACCCCAAATGCGTTCCTGCTGCAAAAGCAGCCCAAATGACATCCTCGCAAAAGCGTTCTGCGGTTGTGAGAAAAAGACAAGCAGGTAATCCAGGAGGAAAACCAAACAATGTCAGTACCTTTACCAAGAAGTATTATGGTGGTATGATAGAAATTTAAGGAGAATTATTATGTTAAAAGGCAATCAAAAAAAATTAGACAAAAATAAAGACGGTAAAATATCTGGTGAAGATTTTAAGATGATGAAAAAGAAAGCCAAAAAAGGCAAAATGATGTATGCAAACATGGGTATGGAAGCTAAATCTACTCAAGGTTATGGTGCAGCTAGAACATCAGGTATGGGTTTACAAGACGAACAATTACCAGCAGGAAAGACTTTAGATTATTATAAAGATATAATGTAATGAATTATGGCAACGTCAGGAACTACAGCATTCGATCTACAGATTGATGATATTATTGAAGAAGCATACGAGAGATGTGGTATTCGAACAAATAGTGGTTATGACATTAGAAGTGCTAGAAGAAGTTTAAATCTTTTATTTTCTGAATGGGGTAACAGAGGTGTTCACCTTTGGAAAGTTAAATTAAATCAAATTCAATTTACAGCTGGAGTTGCAACTTATTCAGTGCCTACTCAAGTTAATGATGTTTTGGAAGCTTATATTTCTTCAAGTGGTGCAGTAAATGGAACTTTGAATACTGCTTTAACTGATGTTGCAACGAGTGTTGTACTTACAGATGCTACTGGATTTGCATCTAGTGGAACAATTCAAATAGGACTAGAATTTATTACTTACACTGGTAAATCAACAAACACATTAACTGGAGCAACTAGAGGAGCTAGAGGTTCGTTAGCCGTGGCTCATGCAGCAGGTGTACCAGTACAAAATATAACTGGCTCAGGAACAGCAAGTACACAAGATGTTGCTTTAACAAAAATTGATAGATCAGCTTATTCTGCTTTACCGAATAAATTAACAACTGGACAACCTTCTCAATATTTTGTGGATAGACAAACACAACCAACAATAAGTTTATATCTTGCTCCAGATGCATCTACTTATACAACATTAAAATATTATTCGATTGATAGAATTGAAGATGCTGGATCTTACACAAATAATCCAGATGTACCTTTTAGATTTTTACCATGCATGTGTTCTGGTCTTGCATATTATTTATCACAAAAAAAATCTCCAGATAGAATTCAATTATTAAAACAACTTTATGAGGATGAATTATTAAGAGCATTAAATGAAGACGGTTCAAGAACTTCTGTTTACATTTCTCCTCAAACTTATTTTGGAGATGGTGTATAATGAGTTTTGCAAGTGGAAAAAGATCACTAGCTATATCTGATAGATCAGGTCAAGCATTTCCTTATAGAGAAATGGTAAAAGAATGGACTGGTGCATTAGTACATATTTCTGAATTTGAACCAAAGCATCCTCAGATTGATCCACCTTATCATAAAGCTGATGCTGTTGCTTTACAAAATCCTAGAACACAAAGATTTCAACAACCAACAGATATATCAACTATAAATCCACAAGCTCCAAACGATGATACAATTGCAGATTCTGGTGGAATATTTGTAGGTGTTGCTAATCTTTCTTTACCAGGAGATTTTGCATTTAGAACTCAAGACTTTCAAGTTACTTCAAATGGAATTACAACAACTATTCATAGTATGGTTCCAGAAGATCCTTCATTACAAAATAGAAGAAGAGAACTTATATCATTATTAGGTTCTGTGGGGGTTAGTATTACATAATGGCTATTACATATGCAGATTTTTTAACTCAAGTAAGAAACTATACAGAGGTAGATAGTAATGTTTTAACTGATGCAATTATTCAAGATTTTATAAGATCTGTTGAATTAGATATTGCTGGAAAAGTTGATTATGATGATTTAAGAAAATACTCAACTTCTAATTTTACTGCTAGTAATAGATATGTATCTTTACCTTCAGATATGATGATCATTAGATCTGTTCAAGTAATAAGTGGCACTACTAGAACTTTTTTAGAAAAAAGAGATACTAGTTTTATAAGTGAATTTAATAACTCAGGAGCAGAAGATTTACCAAAATATTATGCTAATTGGGATGATTTTAATATATTAGTTGCTCCAATTCCTGATCAAGCTTATCAAGTTCAAATTAATTATATTATTGATCCTCCTCAATTCACTTCTACTAATCAAACTTTTTTAGCTAAATATCAAGAATCAATGTTATTACATGGAGTATTAGCAGAAGCTTTTAGATTTCTTAAAGGACCTGACAATCTATACAACCTCTATAATTCAAAGTATAATGAAGAAACACAAAATTTTGCCCTACAACAAATGGGTAGAAGAAGACGAGGAGAATATCAAGACGGGGTTCCTAGAATCAAGGTTGAGTCTCCGAGTCCATAAATTAATTAAGGAGAATAATTATGGCAATAACAACTAATGCAATCTGTAATTCTTTTAAAAAAGAATTACTTCAAGGAAAACACGATTTTGATACATCATCGGACACATATAAATTAGCGATGTACACAAGTTCAGCGACTTTAGGAAAATCAACAGAAAACTATACAACTGCTAACGAAGTATCATCATCTGGATACACAGCAGGTGGCGGAACACTTGTTAACCAAGGTGTAAAAGTATCAAGTTCAATAGCGATTACTGATTTTGCTGATCTATCTTTTGTAGGAGTAACTCTTACTGCAAGAGGAGCTTTGATTTACAACACAACTACTGACGGTGGTTCA